GAATGGTTTAATACCAATTCGTATTTCTTTGGTTGATAAGCCTGTCTGTTCTTTTAAAAATAATAAAATTTTATTTTTAGCAAATTTATTTGTAACTCTTTTATTGTATTTACCTTCAGGGGTGTCTTCCATGAACAATATGTGCCAGTTTTTTAATACATTTATAATTGCATCACCAACAACAATGTCATTTTTTTTCATACAGAGGTCATTATTAATTTTATCTTCTATTTTATCAACCACCGTGTTTATTAATTGTTCAAATTGATGATACGTTTCTGTTTCAAGTTCATAAGAATATTCAACGTTTTCATTTATTTCATCAATATAGTCATCAAAAGAAAGATTTGTCTTCTTTTCGATATAGCTTTTTCTACCATGATCCTTATAGTAGTTTCGAATTATTGTCTGACAATAACTGTAGGCTTTGGAATTAAATATTCTGTAATTAAGGTCATCTTTTTCAGCAACTAAAGTTTTTAATTTTTCGTTAGCTTCTTCAATAAGAAAATATCTATAAATGTTTGATTTAGTCCATTTAATTGTATCATTTTTATTAAATTCAATGATAAATGGTCGATACTTAATCATATGTTCAATTAAATGACTACGGGCATTCGATTCTACTTCTACAATATCATAGTTACCAATATGTATGGGATAACGTCTTAATATAGATTCAATCATTTTACGAAACGGCACTAAGAGAATTTGATTATAAATTCTGTTTTTTCCTTCTGCTGTAGTTCCAGTAATATAATCTATAACCGCTTGTTCTTCTTTCTCCGCAAAATATGGTACATTAACAACTTCTTCTTTATCAACTTTTTTTTTCATAAAAATATGATTAATATAAAAGTTATTTAAGCCTTGACATGTCGATAGGTCTATCTGTCATTATATTCGCTTCTTTTGTTGCGGTTTCGAACCAGAATTTTCTTTCTGCAACTGGCATTGTTTTTAAATAAGTATCAAACAAACTGCCTTGTCTTGTTGCAAGATGTTTATAACCAATTTTTGGAATTGTAAAGATTTTACAAGCATTGTTTAATGCTCTGAGTAAGAATTCATACATAAAGGTTAACTTAATGTTTGATTTATATCCACCAAGGTTCAGAAACTCTGATTTTTTAATTACAGCACCTGATAATTTAAAATCAGTATATTGCTGAAGTGACTTTGTATTTAAATAACCCATTTCACCGTTTTCACCAACAAATTGTTGTGCCCAAACAGTTTCATTTGTTATTTTTATGCCCTCATTTTTCTCATTCACTTCAATCATCATTGTTAAAAAAACATCAATTTCTGGATATGCTTTAATATATTTTTCAGCATTTTTAAAAAATGTTAAACCATATTCGTCATCAAATTCAAGTACCGAGAAATAATCGGTATCAACTATACCAACAGCATGATTAACTTGTGACTGGTAATCTACTTTATTGGGATTTACGCTAAATATTATATTGGTAATACCTGATGGATATTTAACAGATAAACTATCTTTATAGTCCATCATTTCTTTAATAATTGAAAACGCATATACCACAATAATCTGTGGTTTTTCTTCAATTTTTTCTTGTTTAAGTACTGATTCAATCGCTTTATCTAAAAGAGTTGCGATTTTTTCATTAAATTCGTGTACTGGAATTATTGTTGTTATATTCATTTTATTTGTTTTTAATTAAAAATTAGTTTTGTTCAGTTACTGGTGGTAATAATATATCAACAGTCTGTGTCGGAGCATCAACAGGTAATTCATTAATTAATGCAACAGGTGTTGTTGGTATTACTGGTGGCTGTGGAGGATTTATTGCACCACTTAAAAGTGCAACTCTCTGGTTAATAACATCGTTATAAATTTCAACCAATCTTGTTTCAGCAGCTTCCTGATTGTATTTACTGGCAATTTTACTCATTGTTTCATATAGTTCAGGTTTAATTGCATCATCAAGAAACTTAATAAGTACTTCACCTATTAATACTGGAAGGTCGTAAAAGTTTTCAGTCCAAACGCCAGCACCTTCGACAACTTTAATTCCCTTACCAGTCTCATCTCTTTCGATCATGTATTCTGGCATAATGTCTGGTTTAAGACAGATAGGTATAACTCCAGCCTTCATACATTCAAGTGGAAAAGTACCAAATGATGAAATTCTGTCAATCCATACGGCAGCAAAATTACCTTGAAGTCTTTTTGCAAAATCAATTCTACGCATTGGCTGTGGTGGCTTGCTTTTTGTTAACATGGGATCAAAAGTTACCCATGAATATTGAGGATATTTAGCAAAAAATAATTTTACAAGTTTGCTTATTTCATTTGCATTTCTTCCTATTACAGAAATTATTGGTTTTTGAGGTACTTCTATTTTTTCAAAATAGTCAGGTATACCAATATTATATGTTCTGATATTATATTTACCAAGACCATAAAATGTTTCAAGCCATTCTTTTAATGTTAGTGATGTGGTGATTACATCATGAATATTAAAGGATGTCCAATCCGTACCCGGTATCAATGCCGAAGTCATATAATCAGCAGATTGAAGTAACCCAATTCTTACACAAGGTAAATTTTTTGTCTGCTCCATAACGTTTGAATATATGTCGGGAATAATCATTACGTCTTCAGGACCAACCGTAAGTTTTGGGTCTGCCATTGATATATGTTTGTGATCGGTTAATTCTTTTTCAATCCATGTAGGTACTACATAATCTCCCTTTTCTACAAGAATAACCACTTCATAACCCATATTTTTTACAACTGTTGCATGAAAATAGATTTCATATACACTTGCTGTAGGACTTTGTGATTCAGGTACACAGAACAAAAATTTTGATTCTTTGTTTGCAATTTTAGCTAAAGATACTTTAATCTTTTCTATTTTTTCTAATTCAGCTTTTTGTGCTTCGTTAAGTAATAATTCTTCACTCATTGTTTAATTTATTTTTTATATTTAATTATTTTTTCAAAATTTTTATTGTCGATTAGATCGGCAACTTGTTTTACTTCGATTGATCCTGCTTTAATATTTTCATTGTAGGGTCTGGTTATTTTTATTAATTTTTTACCCCAAGGAATTTTAAAATTAAGAATTGCTGGGTCAGTTGTTATTAATACATCTACATGTTGCCACATATCAGTTGCTTTGTCAACAAATTTGTAATTCTTGAATCTCATTGATATTTTACTTAAAAAAAATAAAGTTGGAGGTATTGTAAACTTGTTTTCAACTGACAATACTGTGAACTCAGTATTTTTCTGATACTGTTCAAGAAATTTATTAATCTGTACATCCATATTTCTGTACATCATTGGTGCTGCACCGAATATTTCAAAAAGAAAATCTTGATTTACAAAGCGATTATATACTTCTTTTGCCGTTAGCTTTGTTTTTACTGGTGTTTTAAATAAAAAGATATCTGCAGGTGCTTCTCCCAGCTTTTCGTTATGTTGATAATCCAACGGATTAATATCATTTGGCATATCTTCAGGTTCTTTTAATTCTTTTTCAATTTCTACGGTGTCTTTAAATTCATATGAATTGAAATAATCATATACATATGGATTTCCTTTTGGTGTTCCTTCTTCGCCAAATTCTTCAATATAATATTTATCAAACTGAACCCATTTTGCACGTAGGATTTCATTAATGTCAATACCTATTTTTATTTTACTCATTGTTTCTTTTGTTTTAATATTTCGAGTTGTAATTGCAACTCTTTTTGTAATTTATTTATTATTTCTGTGTGTTCACGAATTAATTCTGTTTCTGTAATATAAACAGGATTAATGCATTCAATTCTTGTATCTGGTGCTACTAATAATTGTGTTGGAAGAACAATAATTTCACCTTCAAAAGTTATTGGTGTAATTTTTTTAGTTACTTTTTTCATATAGGTATCAATATCTTCACTTCTAATACCACTAATACCAATATATATTACTAAAATTTTTGTTTCCATTATAATTATATAACTACCTTTATAGTTTTTTGACTATAAATATAATTATTTAACTATATTTATAGTCATTCATATGTATATACGATTTTTAATTAAAAATCTTGAATAATATTAAAAAATTTTTTTTAGAGTATTTATTCAAAACAATAATAAAATATAAAAAATTATAATTATGGAAAACGAATCAAAAAAACCTCAACCTTCAAAAGAAAGTATTGCAACGCAATTAGAAAAATTTAAAAAACAACGTGGTCTTGCAGATGATAATGTTAAAACACCTACGGCAGTAAATATACCAATTGCTCCACCTAAAGTAAATTTTAATCAGCAAGAATTTGAAAAAACCATGTCACAGGAAACTGACCCTGACCTGATGATGTCAT